CCGAAGAATGTACGACGAGGGGTGGATTCAAGCCGACCTCGCAGAGTTCTTTGAGTGCAGTCAGAGGCTCGTTTCAAGGATCGCCCGGCACGAGATTTATAAATAGGATTTCCTGGGGTCGGGCCATCCCCGGCCCTGGGGAGCCTCTAATCAGGGCGTGGTATGGAAAAGACACTCAAGCAGCTTCGTGATGGCGGTCGGCAAAGAGCCGACATGGCACACGATTCAGATGCGGTTTCCGATTTGGAAGCCAACCAGTACGTCAACGAGGCGTATCACGAGTTGTTCGACATCATCACCGGAGCAGACGACGCGAAGCTGTTTGCGGTCAATGCCACAAAGCCTCCACAGGTAGGAGATTTCTCCTTCAGGCTCCCAACTGACTTTTACCGACTCGTTTCTGTGCATGTGCGCAGGGACGGGCGATACGTTCAAGCGACTCCCGCTGACTCTGCGGCCTATGCAGAACTTGCGGCGAATCAGGCGAACACATCGGCTAGGTACCGATACCAATATCTCGTCAGATGGGACATCAACACAGGGGAGCGATTCATCTTCGTGTTTCCGGCACCTAGCTCGGACACGTTGGCGATTACGTACTGGCCTCAACCGAAAGAGCTGTCTATAGACTCGGACAGCTTGGACAACCCCGCATCATGGCTTGAGTTTGTCATGGTTGCGGCGGGTGTTCGTATGCTCAACAAGGTCGAACGCGATGCGACCGCGCTGTTATTTGCGAAGCGCCAGCTTGGTAAGCGTATCCAAAAAGCTGTGTATGCAACGGACTTCAACTTTCCTAGGACTATAAGGGGCACCTCTTCCCGCTCTGCGTTTGGAGGTCTGCCGGGATGGTAGATACCAAACCACTACTCAAGGGATTCGGAGCGGCGGCTGATGTTGCTGGTCAGATTGCAACTGACAAAGCAGTCAACAGCCGTCGCACTCGATCCAACTTCTCTCAGGTCGATATTACGCAGGGTCAGCTCATCGTGGACGCCGTTATTGTCGGTGACACCACGGGCGCTCTTAATAGGATTCCGCACAAGCTCAACCGAAATCCAAGCGGAGCGATCTTAGTCAAGATGAGCGCAGCGGGATCGGGAGAAACGCACTGTCGATCTACAACGGAGAACGACGTGACGATTTCCTCTACTGTTGCTGGAACCGCCACGCTATGGGTTTTTTAGATGCCTCTCGACAAAACAGTCAAATCGGTTCTCTTCCATGATGGCATGTCTGACGGCACCGATCGCTTTCTCCTCGAACCGCCTGCCATAGACTACGCGGAGAATCTTCGCATCGACAAGGACGGGAGCCTTCAGAAGCGCCCTGGTTTTGGTCCAGCGGCGCTCGGTTCCGTTCCTAACCCAAGTGGAGATCCCTTCTTCATCCATGCCATCGGAGACTCGCTACATGTCCTGACAGGGGCCGGGGCTCGCTCCTATGAGGGTGGCGCGTGGACCGAGACGGATGTTACCGGATTCCTTGGCACAAAAAGGATGGAAATCGAAACGCCGCCCGTGGGTGGGATGGGCCACATAGACACCTACCCATATTATGTCGATGGCGTACTGACAAAAACGATTGTTGCCTATGAGGTGAACGAGCGTTCTAGTTCAAACGAAGCCAGCGGACAGTGGCTCCCAACAGGGAAGCACGTTGTTATACAGGCATACGACGCGAGCGGCGCGTTCATCGCACAGCGCAGACTGGATGGAGCGAGATCGCCAAAGCTAACGGCGCATCCGAATCCTGCACATATAAACGTGGTCGTACTGTGGAGCCAATCTATAGATACCGACCTCCTACAAGTGTCGATGTATGCCGCCGATACCGAAGGGCTCTCGATTCCTGCGTCCATCGGCCTTGCTCCGTCGCCAATCTACGGCATGAAATGCCATGCACCGGACACGGACGGAACAGACGGGGAGCCGCACGAGCTGTGGTACACTCGACTCGGCGCGTCTGCTGATGGTCACGCCAGGTACCATGTTGCGATAGATACGTTCCGCGAAAAAGCCATGGTTCTGTTCCAGCAAAACGGATCTGTGGCTGTTAGAAAGTTCGAGTGGGGCGGCTTCCTCGGGCTAGAGATTATTTTCGAGGACTTCGTGGTCTTGCATACCAGCGGCACGCCGACCAGCGAGGACGGCGAAGCGCTAGACATCATCGAAATACCGAATGGTGCCTTCGCGTGCCTGTGGGCAACGCACAACTGGAGTGTCGCAGACGGTGGCCAGTATTCGCAGATTCATGTGCAGAAGTTTGTTACATCAACGATGGCGTCATCTTGGAGCAAGCAGACCGTATACAACACCTTCCCGTTTCCAAGAACAATAACCCATGGCGGGCTTGCATGGTCGCCTGGGAAAGAGCTTGTTTGGATGGCGCATGATGCTGGCACGGCAGTCAATGACGATGGCGCTATCAAGTTGGAGGCCGTGCGCGATTTTACGACTGGCCTTTACTATGGATCAGTCAACTCATTGAATGGCGACATAGTTGAATCGCGGCGAACGCTCCCGCATCACCGCCTAGCTACCCGCCCGGCCTGGTTCAACGACGGTCTCTATGCCGGAGTGCAGCAGTGGCACGATTGCACGCCGTTCTCGGAGGACCTTACTAAATACGCCAACCATGCGAGCACCCTCGGCGCGAGAGTTCCAAAGACAACAGCCGTTGTGTGCTTTGACTTCGCCGCTGACATAGTTCGCCCAGTTGCATACATGGATGCTGGGAACAGCAAGACGTGCGACTACACGGAGAGCGAGCTTCAGACGCATTTACCGCGTCCGCACATAGACCAGGGGAGCCTCCTCATCCCGAACAGGTCCGTCATCTCCGCTGAGGACGTGAGCCTGTATCTTGGCGAGTCCAACCACCTGAGTACGTCTGGGTCTAGGATTGGGAACACCGAGTCGCCCGCTGAAGCCATGTGCCGTATTTATCGGCTGTCGGTTGGCCTAACAGACGAGCAGCCTCTTTCAGCCGTTGGCTACGGTGACGGCGTGATCCTCTCGACGGCGATCCCGCTGTGGTTTGATGGAAGGTTTTTCGGTGAAATATGTCCGATAGACCAGCCGGAAATCATAAGCGTGACCGATTCGCGAATGGACGACATGGACCCGGTGAGAAGGCCACGGATCGGCTTCGATGATGCCGACAATAATGCCGAGGGCCTTCGTAAGTTTCAGGTGATCGTCGGTTACTACGACACGTCAGGAAACAAGCATCGCTCTGCGCCATCTTCCACGGTTTACGTCGATGATGTCTGGGCAGTGGACCCAGGGGCAGGCACCCAGGACCGCGTACCAGGCGGTCTTACCGAGGCACCGCTTAACTGGCGTGGAAAGGAGGTGGATGTTTTCTTCACCATGCCGCTATCAGTTCTTCCGGGCGAGATCGAATACTTTGTTGAGGTTTACGTCTCAGAGAGCGACGACGATGACCCCGTTCTCGTAGACACGAGCACGATCAATCTCGGAACCACACCAGTGCCAGGGGCGGTAAAGGCCACAGTGCAGCTTGTTAGGTGGGTTGGTTCCGAGGGCGGCTTTGGACATGACCATTTCGTGCAGCCACAAAGAAGCTCCGAGAACGTCTACACATCCGGCGGCATGTTGCCAGCGGACCCATGGCCCGCGTTTTCTAAGTCCGTGCTGACATCCACTCGGATGTTTGCGCTTGATGAAATCAACAGCGGCAAGGTGCTTGTCAGCAAGCTGTTTCAGGACTTCATAGCGCCAGAGTACAACGCTCTGCTGGATATCAACCTTGGCGACGAGCGGAACCTAACAGCCATAGGAAAGCTCGACGATAAAGTCGTCATCTTCGAGCCAGATGACATCCACGTCATATACGGAGAAGGCCCCGACAACCGAGGGCAGGGAGAGGACTTTGCCGTTCACTACATCAGCACGGACGTAGGGTGTTCCGACCAGGAATCCGTCGTTGAAACGCCTATGGGGCTTTTATTCTACAGCTCACCTCGCGGCTTCTATCTACTAGACCGCAATCTACAAATCCAGTTTATCGGCAAGGGTGTCGAGGACGTGGCGCAGGGCATCAATGTCATCGCGGCCACGCTGGACCCGCGCAAG